GCAGCAGGCTGATATGGCACTCGCTAGGGGTGCTACTGGCTTGATGGCGTCGGTGCCAAGTGCCGTTCATCCGTGATCTTAAATGACCACCCCAACATTACTTAGTGGGGGTGGTCATTTATACTATTGCTATGAAGAACATATTGAGCACAATGGAAGAACCCCGTTCAGTAACGGGCGTTATGGTGGCGATCTACTGCCTTATCTCTGTCACTGGCGTCATGTTTCTTTTGCGCGTAGGGAGCCTGCCGGTGGTCGTTATTGCGGCTGGTGTCATCATGTTGGTGTCGGGGATCCTCGGTGCACCTTCCGCGTGGAGGGGGAGTTGGTGGCTAGAAGGGCCTGCGGCGCTGTTGGCAGTTGTTGGTATGCTGCTGATCTCGATTGATGAGTTGCTGCTTCCAACGGCCCATGTCAGGTGGCCTTTGCATGTTATTATCTTATCGGTAATTATCGGCCTGTTTTTCCTGGGTAGGGCTTTGCGGGTATGGCCTTACTCGTACCGCCCTGGCGTCTTGCCAAAGACAGAACTGGAAAAGGCCGAAGAGAAATACATAAGGACTCGCAAGGAGTACCTGTCGGTCAT